CTTTATTATCTATAGCTCCGAAGCACCATAAAGTGTCTGCAAGGTCGTTCGACTCTAATACGCTTGAGAGTGGGAACGGCGTATCCATTCCTAAATGCTCATGGGCCTTGAGTACCTTCTTCCACCCGCCAGTACCCAGTTGCGCTTTACGGATTTGATTTAATGTAATATATACGGTCATTTTGCTTTCTCTCTGTTTGGTTGATGGAATGACTATAAATCACTTTGACGGACTGGTCAACAGTGGTAACACTAATTTTTCAGCTTCTGCGATGTACCAATCATAATTTAATTCTGACCAGTTGAAATCATCAGCATTGGCACACTCTGTAACGCGCCAGCCAGCGCATAGCGATGTCTCAGTAGAATGACCGTGCTTAGTCCCCTTTTTATTGTGAATACGGTCGTCCCAAGGCACACCAGCCGCATCCACGTTGTCACCGCCTGTTCCTTGTATTTCTCTAATTACAGCTTGATAAAAATCATCAGTTAATTTGTTTTTTCTTTTAAACGTCCCCGGTTGCCCTTTTGGTTGAGAAACTTTAATAAATTGGCACCCATTTCGACTGATAAAATACCGTGTGATGCTTTGAGTTTGCACTTCTGTTTCGAATTCAGGCCAACGTTTTATTATTTTGCATGATTTGTCAACTTTAGCCCTGCACATAAAATCAAAAGGGTCACGGTGCGACGTAATGAATGACCGGATGTCGATACCATGAACCAACGCCGCCTCTGCCGCTTTAGGTACGACCAACGCGGAAGGGTCTTTATTATACGGAACCTCGCGTGTTGCTGGGTTCTCGTCTGATCTGACATACGCGTAAGCGCCGATGCGTTTTATATTTTTGGGGTTTTTAACAGCCAGGTATGAATTTACATCACGTATGCACATCTTTTCATATGTGACATCTTCTAATTCCAACTTTGTTACAGACTCCCACCATCTAAACAGAGTGTTCGCATGGTCTACATACTGATGAGGGCATTTGAACGTAATGCCATCAGTATTAGCTTGTATTAATTTTAACCCCGGTATTTCTACCAACTTCTCAGCCAACATACACAGTAGTAATTGCCCGTTGATAGTTGTGGACATAGTGTACTGCGGGTCTAAAAATGGAGAGTGTGCATTATTAGACCCGCCATACGCGCCATTCAACGCTAGTTTGAAAGCCCCATTCTCAGGTGCGGTTTTAGGATATTGTTTACGAGTTTGATAAACCCCATCATAGGCGTCACAAAACGCTTCACCTAAATGGGCCGGATAAATACGGTTCGCTATGGCAAAGTTAGGATAAAAACTAGCGACATCAGCGTCTATAATCACACCTTCTTCATCACTTACGATTATTTCATTTTTTACAGACGCGTGCATCCCACCTTTACCAAACGCAAACTCAATACCACCGATAACAGGTAGGTTGAGACCCTCAAAAGATCCTTTCGTTTCTTTTATTGACTGAGTTTTCAAGAAGGATAAAACCCTGTCAAATTCAGGATTAGTGAAATTTATAAAAGGTAATACGAAATCTGATATTTTTATTTCATTTCGTATCGTTTGTTTTTTTACATTTCGGCCACCTACTACTTCGTAGCAGTTAATGCCTCTTTTTTTCATTTCAATAACAAGGATGGTTTCACCCATTTTCACATCTGACATGTTAATGAAATTTCTTTTAAACGTTTTTGACAACTCTTCACGCAACTTAATAGCTGTCAATGACCTCACATAAAATTTTAAAGTTTCTCTAGTGTCCCTGCGGTTGTAAACTATCAATTCGTCTCGTTCAGCATCGTTAAGTATTTTGGCATGGTGAAATGGCAGGTCTTGGACAATGTGAGACCGCATCATTATCTCAAGTGCTTTTAAGCTAGTCGCCTTTGAGACGTTATCAAAATGCCATATTTTATATAAATCTATTTGTTTGAATATTTGGTCATCGTCCCATACAGTAGGTGCGTACTGACCAAATGGTACAATTTGTTTCTGTGCTTTATCATATACTTGGTCAACTGTGCAACTTGGATTGTGAGCTATCCAATGCAATACAGGATAATCGAACGATAAGTTATTAAACCCTACCCCACGCGCTCCAGATTTACCAAGTGAGAAAATAAATTCAGATAGCGCGATACCGTCATGCTTTCTATCTGATATTTCGAACTCTTGAATTAAACCGGTAGCAGCGTGAATAAAACACACTGTGAAAGTATTCTTGATTGTCTCAATATCATAACCCCAATCACGTACATCGAGTGGTGCAGGAGTTGAGAAAGCGGCAACTGCCCCACAGTGGGGGCAGTTGTGCAAATCAGATGGATAAGTCTTACCGCAACCCGCCATAGGGTCACACTGGGATAGGAAGTGTGTCATATCATTCTCTCTGTGTTAAATACTACAACTCGAAACAGGCTTTACTTGCAATTTGAATCAGGTGGACAGCTTGCGATTTGGCATCGTCTAATGCGTTGTGGTGTGTTCCAACACGTTGTATTTCCACATCTGAATGAATGTTTTTAATTGTGCGATAACACATATCATTCCAGAATTTCCAAGGTTGTTCTAAATTAGACAGCCTGTAGGCGTTACCCAAAATAACATTATCAAACGCCGCACCATTTCCCCATACTTTAACCTTACTACCGTTAGTACCTACAAACTGCGAAAATTTACTAAGAGCAACCCATAACGGATCGGCATATTCATTACCTTTAAATGCTGAACGGGCTTGGTCAGACTGTTTCAACCACCACAGGACGGTAGAGGTATCAATCTCAGCACCTAATTTCACATGTGACTCTAATTGAACCTGTGTATAAAATTCCCCACCTAACCCATTTTGGTCGAAATATACAGCACCGATGGTAATTAAAGGTGAGTTAGAATTATTACCCATCGTTTCTAAATCAAGCATGATATTGTTCAAAAGATACACCTTATTAAAAACCCCGCCGAAGCGGGGCTGGTAGAATTACGCGCGAGGTAGATTAGTTAAGTGGGCTTCACTCCATCCCGGCATTGCCAGTAATTGAGCTTTGGTATGCACCACACCGTTCACATTATACTTTTCTTCCACCGGTGGAGCTGGCGGTGCAACAATTAAGTCGGTTGCAGGTGGTGGAGTCTGTACCACTGGTGGAGCAGTTGGGGTAGGCATTGCTGGTGCTACGCTGGTATCAACATGTGCGCCTACTGGAATCACCGGTGCAGATACACCGAACACGCTTGAAGCCGCTGGGGTGTTACTGGTGCTCACGATTTCAATACCGGCGCGAGACAGTTCGAACATCTGTGGATTGATATAAACGCCTGGTGACTGTGACGGTTTATTACCTTTAACCTGACACATTACACGACAGTAATCACCCTTCTTAATTTCTGCCTTATTCTGAATTGCTTGCATTGGCTCATAACGCCCAACATGATAGCAATTATAAACGATACGTGTAGACATATGGACTACCCAATGACCTTTATACCCTTCCTGGTCACAAGGTTTATTACCTTTTTTATTAGGTACGGTACTGTCACCGTCTACAACTTTCCAACTGAATGCAGGTTGACCAATCTCACCATTAGGATAACCATTAACAGGGTCTTGAGCAGCAGCATAAATTTTAGCGCCCCACTCAGTCTGATTCCAATGTGTTTCAGTACCTTTAGGAAATGCAACACCGATGTAACGCTGTGTAGTAGGTACGCCATCCGCACCGATTACAGGCTTGTCGTTATTATCAGTTACAGCCTGTGGTTCCATCGGATGACCTGAAACCAAACGACCAACGGGGAATAATACTTCTGACATAATTATGTTCCTTTTATCTCTGTGTTTGTGGTTGACGAGGTAATACTAAGGCACTTTGACCAGTCCGTCAACATGTTTTATCGAATATTAATTTTACTGATTTTTCATCACGTTCAACGAGTTTTAAACCGGTTGTCGGTGTCTCACTGTACTGTGCGATCACTTCTTCACTGATACCCTTTTTACGCACCTGTGACGGTGTATCAAGTTCTACTGGTTTACGAATATCAACACCCATCAAATCACCCATCATGATAACCTGGTCAGTTGGCACGTCTTTCTTCCAGCGTTCCCGACCTTTCCCAGCTTGAGCACCAAAGAATGATACGTTCTTGCCGGATTTGATTTCGTGAATAGCCTGTTCCTCCAACCCAGATAACCGATATTCCAGCATCTTCTTGGCGCGTTGTAACAGCTTCAACTCCACACCTAGCGAATGACCTGTAAGCGTGTGAGTCGATAAGTCGCGCATGTAGTCGATGTTGTCATAATTTACACTTGATAATGTGTCACAATTACTACGTGCTGAACAATACAGGCATTGCGGCCCGACTACTGTCGGTGGTGTAGGATTGCGCACACTGTTCAATGCTTGAGTCAGCCGGGTTTCATAGATGAACAGATCGGCACGGCTCAATGACCACTCACGAATGATACCCCCACTGTGAAAACCTCGCGGCTGTACAACTCGTAAAGTAATGAGCGTTTGGTTATTCGGTCCCATTTCTTCAACTTTACCCATCGCATAAATCAGCATGGGCCAATTCTCAAACGCTTCTACCAGTCGATGACCAAATTTAGCGTCCCAAATGACCAGAGTATTCTCAAGCGGGTTATATACCACTGCGTCAGGAATACCGTACCATTCCGGTAAATATTTACTCAGACTAACACGCTGTTCAACTTGTAGTGCTTCAGTCAGACCGTTCTCACGGCAATACTTGAGTACATCATTGACATACTCCCGTGCCGCTTCGAATAGTTCCTGAGTGATGAGTACACCATCTTTCGATAATGATCCAACCAACTCACTGAATAATGGTGTATCTGGTTCATTGCGAAATACGGCTATGATTTTTTGCGCCACTTCATGACATGCGCGACCTTCGAGTTTTGATTCGGATAATTCCCCCGGCGTACCGGGGTGTACTTCCTGAGCCAAAACCGAACCGTTGCACTTCATCCACTGGTTCGCACTATTGACTGTCGGTAGCATATTATTCACCTACCATTACGCGGAGTTCTGCAATTACCTGTGGGATCAGGTCGGGACGTTGTGCAAGGTTTTGCAGTGCTGGCAAACCATGTGATGATACAACACCGTTAATCTGTTCAACCGTTATTTTCCCATGACGAGCAGTCAACCAGGTCATTAGTTGCGGGAATGTCACAGTTTCGATAGTTGTCACTGGTGGTGGAACAACTACAGGTGGTGCGATAGGGGTAACAACCGCAGTATATGCCTGAGATAAACCACCATCGACAGGAACGGGTTCACCGACTTCAATCACCTGTGTCATTACATGGGTAGCGTCAACCGGCGGAGCAGGGATAAATACTTCTGCGGCTGGTGGTGGAACAACTACGGTGTCGCATAGCTCTGGCTCAACGCTACCCACCGGAATTTGCATCAGTTGTTTCAGTTCGGCGATAACTTCATCGTAGTATTCTGTCCACTGTTCGGGTGTTTTGTCTTTCGGTGTACGACGAATACGCCATGAGTCATCAGCATTACGCGCTTTACTTGCAGCGTGGATACGAACGTCCCACGGTAAACCATTGACATCTAACACAGCAGATGTACCAGCATCACGCCATGCGGCTTGTTGTTCTGCTGTGTAACGTATAAAGCCTTGCGATTCATAATCAGCAACTTCATTATCTGAACGACCCAACGAATAAGCATCGTTTACAGCGTCATACATATAAACAAATTGATCGGTCGGGTAACGTTCGTCACCGGTTAACGCCAAAGGGGCTTCAGGTAATGATGAGTCGCCGAGTTGAACCTCGCCGCTATTAGGTTCAGATTGAGCAATATTAAAAGTTATAGGGTTTAATGTAGGCGATTTAGAAATTTCACCGTTAAATGATTCAGGAGTGCTTTTTACATGCCCATTGTCAAACGCAATTTTCTGCAACGCCTCGCCAAAATAATTCATAGCGCTTAGGTCATTGGATGGGATGATTAAAGTGTATGTATCGGACATTATTTGTATTCCTTATCTGCGTTATAAATTTTAGAACGGTAAGTTGATTTTTTAATCTCACCGTCAATCTGTTCATCTTCTTGGGGATAACTGCCAGTTGGTACTGTTTCGATTGGTAGTTATCCCCAAGGTGTCATCGGCGCTATGAATACCGTGGACAGTACCAAATACGTTTCGATATTGCATACCATCCGGCGCGGTAAACCAGTTGTCTGTAGTAATCAAATATTCAACATTCAGTTTCATGACAACATCTCTTTCAGTTTAACAACCTGTGCTTGTCGAGCATCAGAAGCAGAAGCAGCATAAGCAGCATAAGCAGCATAAGCAGCATAATCAGCAGCATCATAAGCAGCATCATAAGCATCAGAAGCAGCATCAGCAGCATGATAAGTAGCAGCATCATAAGCATCAGCAGCAGCATAAGCAGCATGATAAGTAGCAGCATAAGCAGCACGTCTGGCAGCGATTAATTCATCTTTCGTAGCTTTACCGTCTAAATACTGTTCGACTACATCAAGCGCCTTCTTACTGTCTTCGGTTTCCACTTGGCGAGCACACCAGAGAGCGAAACGTTGAGGGATTTCTTTATTATCTATAGCTCCGAAGCACCATAAAGTGTCTGCAAGGTCGTTCGACTCTAATACGCTTGAGAGTGGGAACGGCGTATCCATTCCTAAATGCTCATGGGCCTTGAGTACCTTCTTCCATCCGTCAGTACACGGTTGCGCTTTGCGGATTTGATTTAATGTAATATATACGGTCATTTTGCTTTCTCTCTGTTTGGTTGATGGAATGACTATAAATCACTTTGACGGACTGGTCAACACTTTTCATGATATGATGCGATTGAAAATTAACCATAGGGGGTTTTATGGACATCACAAGTGAAATGGTTACGGCGTTTCGTGACCAGTTTAAAGACTTTGTAGACTTAATCAAATGGCCCGATGAAACGGTGGAACTGGCGCTGTGTGAGGCGGATACTGAAACAGGTGGCCGAGGTTGGGGCACTTACCAAGACGTCTGTCAGAATTTCAAACGTCGCGGAATGTTCTACTTTGCTGCTGCCTGGTTATCGTCTAACTATGGTGACGGTGGTGTAGCGAACGGTATAGCCTCAGAAGCTCGCCTAAACGTCGCCAGTAAGTCCATCGGTGATGAGTCAATAGCCTATCGAGTACCTGCAATGATGGAGGTGAACAACGACTGGCTCACTTACACAGTGTACGGGCAGATGTTCTACCGACTACGAAAGCGCGCGGGTATGGGTGCAAGAGCGGTGTAAGGGCAAAAGCCCCATTACGGGGCTTCATCTACTATCCCACTTTATGTTTAAATCCGTTCACCGCAATAAATTGCGCCAGTTTATCCGTATCGACCCAACGCTGAACCGGATACAGAATGTAGATGAGCGGGAACACCCACCATTTACATTCTGTACTAACCGTCGTGTATAATTTAGCCATATCTTACCTCTGCTGGTTTAGGTTGTTCACCGTTTTCTCGAATGATTCGAGTAGCGGTACAATATTATCACACCATCCACCCTTTGCGAGCCGTGTTAACTTTCAATAACTCTTCTATAGTTCGCCTCGCGTCGTCACGTCCTGCCATATAACCTTTGAACCAATCGGTGTTGTCCGATTCAGTCGGAACATGTTTCAATTCTGCAATAAGTGATTCAAGTAATTGCTGATTGGTCACCATATCAATCCTTTCGTTGTTCGTAACGTTCTGCTAAAGGGCGTCCCAATTGTTGAGCAAGCTGTTTAGCTGTTTCATAATTGGTCACTCGCATGTATCCAAAATCCCATGTGTTAGTGCGTGGGTCATATGGAATAGGCATTGGTCCTCCGCTGGCTTGGTTTCTAGGTACAATAGTGTGCCATCCTGAAAGTTATTCCAATCAGCCTGGTCATGTAGACAAACCACTCGCGCTGGTCTCGTGCCGTCAGAATCATAATCACCCAGCACAATCTGACCTATCGGCTCCAACGCTTTCAACTCTGCAAGTTGCTCACGCAGTGATAGCAGCTCGGTGGCGAGGGCTATCGTTATCTCACTGGCAGGGCTATTGATTATCTCTTTCAAGTCGTCCTTAGTCATAACGTGAGCCCTCCACCTTAAAACCGGCTACGCGGATTGCGTGTTCAACATCGAAACGGGAAAGCCAGTTACCGCCATCTTTAGGTATCATGACATTTCGCTCGGATTCGTTAATTGGATGTCCGGCACGAACTGCGTAACAAATTGGCAGCACAACAGGCTTACTCAGCCTCTCGTTTGCCGCTGATAATGCGGCTTCTGCTTTATCGGCGCGTACACGCATTTTGTCTAGCTCGTCATCGTCATACCATTTGCGATATGTTTGGCCCTCTAACCGTTGAATAAGCTCACCGATTGGCAACGGCCTGAACAGTGCCCGCTCTGCGGCTTCCAGTTTGGAGCGTAAAACCTCGCTAATCCCTTCTGTTTTCCGAATGGATAAATCAAAATGGCGGTTAAGCTCTTTCAATTCATCGCGCTCTTTCTGTACCGATTCCAGTTGGGCTATCAGCTTTTTATATTCACTATAAGTAACATACGACCCATTTTCCGACTCAACCAAGTCATACATACCTAATTCGTTTGAGTTGTATCGCTGTACCATCTCTCACTTACTCCGGTTATTTGCTCTCAGTGATTCAACTCTACATCACTTTGACCGTCTCGTCAATACCTGTAACTCAATTTACCCTGAATACAGGGTAGCGTCAGGGGTGCTGTAAGTGTATGATTTCACACTGTAAAGTAGCGTTACCTGAAATACCCCGCGATTTCTCTACCTATTCACGGCTGGCGGTGTATATCCCCTACCATATTATCTCTATAGTAATTTCTTTTATAAGGGGTATTAAGGTAAATAGTGTATAGAGTAAATAAAACAGTCACTTACAATACCTGAAAAATTACCCTGTATGGTGTATTGTTCGGGGTTATTACTATTTGTGAAATTATGCGATACTTGCTCAAGAGGTGACCAATATGTCAATAACGTTAAAAACTGTCGATTTTCAACTGGCTAAAAATGAACTGATGCTGGAGATTAAAAAGTTTCGCGGCGGTAAGTCAGTTACAGTGGGAATACATGAAGGTGCGCCAGCGGTCGAGGGTGCAGCAGAAATTAATATGGCTACACTCGGTGCGGTGTTGAACTTCGGTACGGATGACGGTCATATACCGGCCCGCCCCTGGTTGGCCCCCGGTGTAGAATCTGGTACACAGGAATACATCGCTGAAATCGCAAGCGCTGTCAAAGATGGGTCAACACTTGACCAGACATTAGAAATTATCGGTAATATTGCAGTGGGTAAAGTGCAAGAGTTTATGACCGAACTTGACAGCCCACCAAACGCCCCCAGCACGATTGCACAAAAGGGTAGCGATAATCCCCTTATTGCAGACGGTCATTTGCGTCAGAGTGTTACCTACGCTGTCACAAGCGATAAATTAGAGGAAGGTCTATCATGAGTTTGAGCATGGTTGGTCATGTTGATGCAGTATTTAAATCCGTCACAGCGGTACGAACGTCAACGAGTGAGGGCGGTTATGTCGATGGTGTATGGGTTCCGGGCACTTCTCTGACTGAATCATTTGTTGCCAACGTACAACCAGCGACAGATAGAGAAATTGATTTTCTGATCCAGGGTGGTGAGCGTGTTGTCGATGTGCGTCGGGTATATATCAACCGGGGTAACATGCAAAATATCGACCAAACGGGTGATTGGGAATTTCTTGGTCAGAAATGGAAAACGGTAAAGTGTGATAACCGTTACTGGCGCAACTACTGTAAATTACTGGTGAGTCGATACGATGAACAACCTTGAGCTATTTCAAATACTGCGCCCCATCGTCCAAACTGTGACAGGTGTTCAGACTGTCATATTGGCAGACCAGAACCAGGCGGCACCGAAAGGCGAATATGTGACCATACGCCCGCGTCAATCAATTAATGAGCGTGGACAAGCCAACATTCGCACAAAGAATGTTCCGGGTGATAAAGTCAGTACCGATGTACGAGCGCAAATCATCGCCACATGTAGCCTTAATTTCTATCGTGGCGAGGCGATGGCAAATGCTCAAAAACTGAAACAGTGTAATAAACGTCCTGATGTCAGCATGTCACTGTTTAAATCTAAAATCGGTTGGGGTGGTACTGATGCGGTCAATAACTTGACATCGCTACAGTCGAGCAATTGGGAACAACGCGCACAGGTTATGATTCGATTATTGTACGAAACATCTGATGTTGTTGAAATTAATAATATTTTATCAACGCAGGTCATTCTACAGAATGAGAAAGGCACAACTTTGCAGATTATTGATGTTCCGTGATAAACTGGCAATGATTGCAATCAATTGAGGTTACCTAAATGTCATATCCAGCGGGAAATATCATCCCCATCAACGTAAGAATCTCGCCAACAGGTTTGGCTACGGCTAACTTTGCTAGTGCGATGCTATTTGCATCAGAAGCCGAAGCGCCGGTTAGTTTCATCAAAGATACATATCGCGAGTATTTTAATCTCAAATCGTTACAAGCTGATTTTGATGATGATACTGAGACATATAAAGCAGGTTCTAAATGGTTAGGCGGTACACCTGCAACACGTTCTCTACGTGTATGGTGTCGTGCTACAGCGGATGCTACATGGCCTGCATCACTCGCTAAAGCGTTTGATAAAACATGGTGGTATTGGACTATGGTTACAGCCACATCATATGCTGTACCTGAGGATGTTATCGCCATTGCAGAATGGTGTGAAGCCAGTAATATCATGTTCATCAACGACCAAACAGGTGCAGCAGCTACGAAGATCCGCGACCCCGGTGCAAGTGATGACATTGCTACACAATTAACCACTCTTGGTTATCGCCATGTGTATACAGCTTGTCATGCTACCGATTCGTACAGCGGTAATGCACTGGCTAAACATTTCGCAGCGGTGAATTATTCAGCTACACGTTCAACCATCACAGGCGAGTTTAAAAAGTCACCAGGTGTAGCGGCTGAGAGTTTGAGCGATACAGAATATGCAGCAATGCAGAAAGATACCAAAAAAGCTGTATTCTATACCGTTGTCGATTTGCAAGGTTCAACTGACCAAGGTCGTTGGTTAAATACTATCACTCACAGTACCTATGGTGAGTTCATTGACGATGTTGTGAACTTGGATGCCATGATCAATGGTTTGACAGTTTCATTATTTAACCTACTGGGTGGTCAGGTAACAAAATTACCACAGACTCCAGTCGGTCAGGCTATGTTAATTGGTGCCGCCCGCGCTGTAGGTGAACAATATATTCGTAATGGGTATCTGGGGCCACGTAACTACACCGACCCCGATGATGGTTTAGAAAAATATACAGTAGGTTATGAAATTCTGACCAAGCCGGAAGATATCCTTGATATCTCTGAAGCAGATCGCGATGCTCGCAAATCAGCAGCGTTGCGTATACGTTTATTCCGTGCGGGTGCTGTACATCAAGCGCCGGTTGACGTTGACGTTTATTAATAGGAGCCGTTAATTATGGCATTGAATAATTTTAGTACGGATTTAACGGTTGTTACTGTTAACGGACGTCAGATCACAGACTGGGGCGACACTGCAACACCTGTTACCGATGAGCCGATTGACCCACGTTCTACATTGCGTCGCGGCATGGGTGGTAATGCGATACGTCTTGATCGTATTAACCCCGGTCGTCGGGTTAATTTATATCTGAATCCCGGTGGTACAGATAGTGCATTCATGCAGGGGTTGTTTAACTCAAACGCAAATATCACCTACACCTTCACTCAAATCGGCACGCTTGAAACAGCGGTTGGTACTGAGGGGGTAATGGTAAATGACGCATCACGTGGACGCGGCGGCACCACTATCAGCGATGACCAGTTCATTATGGAATTTAACGCGTGGACTGGTTTACGAGGTGGTAACTAATGTCACAGGTTAAATCGTTTACCATTGGTAACGTTACTTACAATGCGGCTATGGCATCAGCTATTCAACAGGACGAATTATTGAGCCTGTTGACAGCATCGGTTATGCAGCGCGGGTTACAGGCTGCGTTGAGTGATACGAACATGGGCGAATATATCCTCGTTCCTATGTTCATGGCGATGCCTCAAGAAATCAAACGTCAAGTTGCCGGTAAACTACTTCATAAAACAGTAGTGAACGGCGGTAAAGACATCATCACTGTTGAAAATTTCAGCGGTAAGATGGTTGAATACAACAAACTACTGTCGCAGTTATTGCAATGGAACCTATCCGATTTTTTTATTTGGTTGGAAAGCGCCCTAAAAGACGCCAGACCACCTCACCAAAACGACCCGGTGTTGTAAATTGGTATATGATGCGTCCATGTACCGGGATAGTGGGATTGTGTCCACCACTTTGCACATGGGCCGAATTGAACGACGGAACATATTCACTTGCGGACGTTGAACGATTCAATCAAGCAATAGCTGAAATGGTCGCAGTAAGGGAGGCAGGGTGAAAACCCTGTCTTTATTTTTAGGGGGTTATAATGTCGTCAGTTTTAACACAATTTCTCATCGGGATCGGCTGGCAGACCGATGATTTCAATAAGGGCGAACGCGAAATTAATCGCGGCCTTGAAAACGTCAAAACAAAAGTTACTGTAACTGGTGCTGCTATGGTGGGCGCTTTTATTGGTGTGGGGAACCAGGTGGCGGATGTTGCTCATAAGGTTAACAGTATGTCTCTAAATACCAACACTTTGAACGCCAGTACACGATTCGTCAACAACTATGGGTTAGCCTTGCGTGGCCTCGGTGGTGATGCTGGTGACGCCGTAGGAGAAATCAAAGGGGCTGAATCAGCATTAATGGATTTACGTCTCAAAGGCGAGGCTGGGCCATTTGGTGGTGCATTGCAATTAGCAGGGGTAAGCGTTGACCCGTTGATGGTGGCTGAATCGGGCGCTGAGTTCATGCAAGAAATTGCTAAACAAATGCCGTCGCTAACAAAAGAACAACGATTATCAGTTCAACAAATCCTCAATCTTTCACCAGCCGGTGTCGAACTATTAGCTAAAGGTGAAGCAGAATATAAAAAGATCCTAAACCATGTGAATGCGGTCGCTGGGTTAACCCCTGAATTGATTTCAAACAGTAAAGAATTAAACGCTGCATTAGCGGAGACAGAATTGAGATGGGAGGGTATAAAAAACACAATTGCTCTCGGTATAATGCCGCGAATGACCGAAATGATAAAAGCCAGTAACGAATGGGTTACCGATACCATTAAACCATTGGCTGAGAAAAGCCCCGTCAGCACTGCCGTAGGTGGTACAATGATAGGTGCTGGGGTAGGTGCTGGCGCTGCCGCCCCATTACTTGGTGCTGTAGGTGCAACAGGTGTGGGTGCTGCCGCTGGCGCTGCCGCTGCCCCTTTGGTTATATTGGGTGCAGGTGCTGTAGCATTCAATATGGACCAGAAAGATGTCAAAAACACCACTGGATTAGATTTACCAGAATGGATGTTTAAACCGATCGGCGAGCTGATCGATGATAGCGGAATGAAGCCGGTTGCCAATCCTTACGGACGTGGTATATACAATCCCACAATAGAAAGTTTTTCAGCTCCTGACGCAGAAAAAGCATACGAAGGTGGTATATACAATCCCACAATAGGAAGTTTTTCAGCTCCTGATGTCGAAAAAGCATACGAAGGTGGTATATATAATCCCACAATAGGAAGTTTTTCAGCTCCTGACGCAGAAAAAGCATATGAAGGTAGCGGGTATGAGGACATCAAATCAGCATTTAGTAAAATATTTAGTACAGAATCACTCGCACCTACTCAAAAAGTAGAAGTGCAGTTGAAGTCATCAAATCTACCTCCTATTCAGAATAATATTACTGTAGAATTAGACGGTAGAACATTTGAACATAAAGTGATGGAAATTAACGACAGACAAGCGCAAGGTGCGCAAGATGATTTGATGTCCACAACGGCGAGGTAATATGTCAATAATCAATGTATTTACCAAGCAAGCGCCTACGCTGGCTGGACATTCGTTCGATGCGGTGCTGGAAGATTCACTCGATGCATCGGTCGAGTGGACAACCTACCCGGTTGAATCAGGCGTGAATGTCAATGACCATCGGATTATTCAACCCATCAAATGGTCGTTGACGGGTGCAATCAGCAATAACCCATTACAGACACAAATCACTGATTTCCTCGGTGGTGCATTATCTAACCTGACTAATAACCCTTACGTGGCAACTATTGCCGGTTTATCTGCGGGATTTCTAGCTGGTAGTAATGAAACTCGCGCCAGTTCGACATTAAACCTTCTGATTAATTTAATGGTTGTTGGTGACCCGTTCGATGTGGATGCAGGTGATATTCAATTAAAAAATATGGTTATATCTCGCATTGGTCGAGTTAAAGACCCGTCGAATGAGAACGGATTAATATTTGTTGCTGACCTGCAAGAATTAATCACTCTTGACCGACTGGCAACACTTGGACAACCACGTCAATCTCAATTGCGCGATGGGGATGTCGCTAAATCGGGTATGGCTCGTATAATTAATAAAGGTCAGCAACTTACAAGTGAAGCGCCCAAAGCGGTTAGCAACGCTGCAAATGAAGTGCTAGATGGGATATTCTAATGATTGAGATACCTCTTACAAATGGTTCGGCGAATGCACATCAAAAATTCAGCGTTCAATTAGGTGCGAATTATCTTGATTTTGAAATCAATTTTATTTCATATCTTGATGCTCCTGCATGGACAATGAATGTAAAACGTGACGGGTATCCTCTAGTGTTAGGCGCAATGTTGGTTCCTGGCGCTGATGTCATTTCCACATATCGAGCCGGAATAGGTCGGTTGGTATTCGTTGGTGACGATGTAACATTAGATAACCTTGGTACAAATAATCATCTGGTATGGGTGGAACAATAATGACAACACGCCGCCTATGGAGCATGGATATCAACGGTAGCCCTTTCATTCTTCCATCAGACAACCGCCAATTTAGAGTTACTTTTGATGTCATTGTAACCCCCGCTGAAACACTGAGTTTCGCTGATATCCGATTGTATAACCTTGCAAAAACGACTGAGATTACACAGAAAAAGTCTATTACTTTCCGCGCCGGTTTCACAAATGCAGTTGATACTATTTTCAGCGGCTACGTGACAAACGTATACCGCGAACGTGAGGGGGCGAGCGTAGTCACTCGTCTACTGTGTAAATCAGGTGATGCTCGTGAGGATAGAAACACCATAAATTCATCATACGGGCCTGGGGTTATGTTGGTTGATATATTAAAAGATCTGGCCCAGTCATGGCCGCGCCGATTAAATATTGATGAGTCTCAGTTTAACGATGTGGCACCTTTCAGTAGTGGGTATGTAGCGAATGGTGATATACCCACAATTCTTAATAAGTTAAAATACGCGTTTAATTTCGAATGGGTTCAAGATAGAGGGCAGATTGTCGTAACTCGCATTGATAAAAAACGCAACGGTGTCATATCGGAAGTTTCACAGTTTACCGGTATGATTGGTATACCGGAAGTTGCAGATGGGCCTAACGGTATAACTGTATTTGTGAGTCATACCCTCAACCCTTACTTCCGTATCAATGGTCGTATCAATGTTAAATCTGAATTTAGTACATTCAACACAGGTAACATGTTCGTCTCTGAAATGTCTGGCGATGCAAAGGCGTCTGGCGAGTATAACATATTCGCGTTGCGACACCGTGGGGATAGCTGGGGCAATCAATGGGTCAGTGAAATAGATGGTAAACGCGCGGGTACGACAACACGTACAGTAAGTACGGGTGCGTTAGTATGGGGCGGGGGTGCTAATGTTGACCAGGCTTTCCGTGCGAAGGTGCGGGAAATCGCAGAACGTTTGGGGTTCGACCCTAATTGGTTGATGGCTATTATGGCATTTGAAACAGGTCGCACCTTCCTTCCTTCACAAAAGAATATAGGAGGTAGCGGGGCTACTGGTTTGATTCAATTCATGCCAGCCACAGCCAAAGGATTGAAACCACCAACCACAACAGCAAAGCTTGCTCGAATGACAGCGGTTGAACAATTGGACTACGTGGAGGCATATTTTCGACCTACTAAGTCACGCGTTCGTAATTTAGGGGATTGTTATATAACGGTATTAGCTGGCCCTAATTCTAGCGCAATAGGTCGCCCCGATAGTTACATAGTGTGGAGAGAGGGATCGCGTGAATATAATTCAAATAGAAACTTGGACGGTATAGACAAAACCCCAGTCAAAGGATACATAACCAGAGGTGACATGGTATACATGGTGAATAGGGAAATGATAAGTGGTCAACAATTCGCTAAATAAAAAAAGCCCCATTAAGGGGCTTCATTCATCTTCAGGAATACAATCATTGCAGCGCGAAGTGGGTTTGAGTCATCGTGATAGTGAGTCGGGTTATTATCCCAACACCAGCACCCTTCAATCATGACCCCACCAACGTGTGCGCACCATGATTTTTCAGTTTCACTCCAATTAAGGCTGATTTTATTCTCAATAATGATGGGCCATGTTTCGTCTGGATTGTTGCAATAATCCGGCAAATAGCTAGTTTCATCCTCGATATCTCGATGAATAAGATCATCGGTCATCAAAGTTAAATTACCTTCAATTTGTCTGTCTTGTTCAGGATGTTCCGAGCAAAGATAGACTTGAAAATTTATTTCAGGGTCAGTCATCTCGATATAGGATTCCACTGTATTTCCTCTGTGTTGGTTGATGCACTTAATATATCAACCGTTGACGGACTAGTCAATGCTTTTATGCAAATAAAAAAAAGCCCTCCGAAGAGGGCTACAACCTACACAGAGAGGATGATACAGTTTACATAGAGCAAAGCTGTAATAGTGTTACTACGACTCGTAGCATCTTTGCTCTATGTAAACTGTATTGCAATTTGACGTGACTGTCAACACGTAAAACGTTAATATGTCGATAGAGGTGATTTGATGATTAATAACTCAAATGTATACAGGGCAGCACATAGAGAACTATCAAAAGATACTTACACTTCCATACCGGGACATGTGCTTGCTTTCGATCCTAAATTACAGCGCGCTCAAATTCAGATAGGCATCATCCGTGTGGATGTCAACGGTGCTGAGTTTAACCCTCCGCCGATTGTAGATGTACCAGTGCAGTTCCCCGGTGATGGTTTCTGTATGGAATTCCAGATAGACCCAAACTGCGAGGGTATAGTGCATTTCAGCCAACGGTGTATAGATGCGTGGAAGAGTACAGGCGGTATCGCTAATAATCCTATCGGTCGCTTCCATGATATGCAGGATGCCATGTTTGTGCCGGGTGTACGCTCTCAAGGTAATGTGATACAAGGTTTCAGTAATAACGGCGTGAAACTACGTAACAAAGCCGGTACACAATATGCCTGGTTAAAGAATGACGGTTCAATAGACCTTAATAACGGTAGCGGTCATGTTACAATTGGTGCGGATGGTATAGTCAATATCAATGGTGTAATATTCGATACATTGGGTAACGTCACCACGCCTACCATTGTTAAAGCTAAAACAGTTACAGCTACCGATTCATTAACTGTGAAAGGTAAAGAAATGAATGAGCATGTTCACAGTGGTGTAACAACGGGTACAGGTAACACGGGGAAACCGGTATGACAGTTCGTTTATTAGATGAAAATGGTGACATTGTCACACGTGGTGAACAATTCACTACTGGTCAAACTGAAATAGCTCAAACAATTAAAACACGTTTAGCATTGTTCCTGGGTGAGTATTTCCGTGACGTCACCGATGGTACACCATGGTTTGAGCAAATCCTTGGTAAAGGTGTCGGTAATGATACTCGCGAAGCGGCATTACGTAACCGGATCGCTCGATCGCCTGGTGTCATCCGATTAACTTATTTCTCTGCTGATTTCGATATCAATTCGCGTAAATATAGCGTGACAGCGGGTGTACTAACTCAATATGGTACGGACATGGTGACAGTCAATGGCTGAGTTAACCCCACAAGGTTATAATTTAAAAACGCAAAACGAATGGTTCGATGAAGAGAAACAGCTTTATCTCGATATCGATCCACTGTGGAACCTTGACCCTTCTACACCTGATGGTTTGAAACTGGCACATGATGCTGAGATATTCGGCTCGGTCGATGAGACATTACAGCAAGCGTATAACTCCAAAGACCCCAATAAAGCAACATTCGTAGACCTTGACACTTTATGCGCTTTAACAGGTACAACGCGTGGCGAAGGTACGGCCGGCACAGTGTACCTCACGCTATCAGGTACAGCGGGTACTCTCATTCCAGCCGGTCGACGTGTTGAATCTGTCGCCAATGGTTCGCGTTGGGTGACAGAACAGGCGTTCACTCTTGATTCCACTGGCTCGGCCACCGTGCCGGCTATCTGTGCAACAGTGGGGGTCATACAGGCTGATATAGGCACGATAACGCGTATCGTAGATAATGTGGGAGGATGGGTAAGCGTTACTAATCTTACACCTGCCACAGTGGGGACGGATGTAGAGACTGATTCTACATTACGTGTCAAACGTGCAACAGCGGTAGGTCGCCCCGGCAATAACCAAATTGATTCAATGTTGGGTGAACTGTTTGCGGTTAATGGTGTACGCCGTGTAAAAGTGTATGAGAATGATACGAATAGTGCAGCGGTGACGGTTGATAATCCGCATGGACTACCCGCTCACTCTATCGCCCCTGTTATTGATGGTGGTATTGATACCGCTGTCGCGATGGCGATATACATCAAAAAGAACCCAGGTGTTTCATTGTACCAAGCGGGTACACCGGTGAGTGAAACAGTTGTATCACCCGTATATCCTACCAATTCAAAGTTAATCAAATTTAGTCGCCCTATTTATGTGGATATGGTGATTGCAATCACTTTGAAAAACGATGGTACTTTACCGGCTGATGTTGAATTACAAATCCAAAATGCGTTTATGGAATTTGCAGCGGGGGGGCTAGTTCCAGCCCAATACGGGTTTAAGGTTCAAGGGTTTGATATTGGGGAAGATGTACCGTACAGCACGTTATTCACACCTATCAACCAAGTAATAGGGCAGTTCGGTAATAGCTACGTGCAAACAATGACAGTGAACGGTACTACAGCTAATACTACGATCTCATATAACAAGTTGTCACGTTGGACAACTTCTAATATCACGGTGACTATCGTATGAATGTTCCTGACCGCATATATGCTCAATATCGGACAAAACCCAAGGCTGTAGCATGGTACGCAATCACCCGCACCATGAGTGGGGCAATTATTGATACCGCTGAACTGGTGCGGGTGATGTATGATATTGACAATGCAGCAGGGGAACAATTAAATATTATCGGTCGTATAGTGGTGGTCGACAGGTCATTTATCGCTGATATTGAATTATTCCCCGGCTTATTTGATTTAACAGACGGTGACCAGTTCGGTGATGACGAAGCTATGTTCAGCGGTTTAAGCGCCGGTGAAGATAGTCAAATGTCTGATGATTTATACCGATTAGCAATAAAAGCCAAAATTATAAAAAACAATGGCGACGCTACAATTGAATCTATTTTACAAGGTATGAACTTTCTATTACCTAATGCCGAAGTGCTAAGGGTGACGGACGGCGAGGACATGTCTTTTAGTATTGAATTTTATGGTAGTATAACAGAATTACAACGTTGGGCGCTTTTAAATGCTAACCTTATACCAAAACCTCAAGGTGTCAGATTTAACGGATTTCTTGAAGGTTATCAATATGTCGAATTTGGTGATGATGACGCTGAATTTGGTGATGAAACTGCCGAATTTGTCGGCTTCATAGGAGTTTAATCAATGGCTTTAAAACTTAATGAACGATACCCCGGTCGATTCAATTCACCGAATGCACAGTATCCACAGGGTTCTTTTAAAAACCGTACAGCGCCGGGTGCTAAAGACGGTTCGTACCTCGAACAAGATTGGGCTAATGATGAGTTAGCATTTTTCTCATCATTACTATCTGGTGCGAGTATCACCCCAAACGGCCAAGTGGATACAGTGGGAGCTAGTCAGTATTATACAGCATTGCAAAATATAGTAAAAAAGGCAGGGCTAGAGTTTAATAAAATCTTCACTTTTCTTGTATCAGGGGCAATTCCTTTATCACATTTAGGTGGTGAAATAGTTGTAAATGGTTCTGGTGATATAGCATTGAGCCTCCCAACAACAGTGGGTCTAGACCCCGGTCTGTATGGTAAACTTATTATTTTACTGAATGCCTCTTCAGGTGACGTAACACTTACTGCTGCGGGGGCTGATAGTATTACAGCCGGCGCAGATTCTGTATCTTCAATAGTAATTAAAAGCGGTGACAGAGCAATAATCTCCCTAGCGTCGGCAAACTTCTGGCACTTAATTGGCGGTGAGGCGTCGCTTAAATATTCCGGGTCATTTAAATTTTCAAATACCCAAAATGGATATCAGAAATTACCCACTGGAATGATTTTGCAGTGGGGTATCACAAATAACGCTTTAGTCAATCCACAAACTGTAAACCTACCCGTGGCTTTTCCCAATGTTGGCCTCGTAATTGTTGCTTCGGATGCGAGCGGTTCATATACGCCGACTACAGTGATTTCGATTTGCTCAGGTCGTTACCTTTCAAACAGCCAAATTCAGGTCGCAAGCGCATATCAATACAATGTGCTTGGCTCAGATTCCATCCAGTGGTTTGCAATAGGATACTAAAATGAGATATTCGTCAAGCGCATCTGGGTTTTACCCAGAAGATATTGATTATGGCAGCAATTCACCTAATGATCTGGTAACTATATCCCATGACCTTTACTTATCCCTGCTTGAAGGGCAGTCATCAGGCAAGGTCATAACAGCAGGAGATGACGGTATGCCATTCCTGGCCGATCCGCCAGCCCCGACTGCCGCCGAACTAGTTACGGCGGCAGAGAGAAAAAAAGTGTCGATATTACAAAGTATCAATGCAAAGACACAAATATGGCAGACTCAACTTGTGCTTGGAATGATTAGCGATATAGATAAAGCGACCCTAATCATCTGGATGAAGTACGCGCAAGCTATCTGCGCTATAGACGCAAGTACTGCGCCAGATATTGAATGGCCTATAGCCCCCTAGGGGGCTTTTGTTTTATACCAGTTCTGCCAACGTTCCAATGTATCCCGATCTTTGAGTAATACCTCACCATTATATTTAATCACCGTGGCGGCTCGTTCAGGGTCGCCATTAGTCGCCATTAGTGGTGCAGGTACCGTGAGCATATCATTTGATACTGTCGGACATCCCAAGGGCAGCGTCGTAGAGTTCGAGCAGCCCGCTATCACGAACGCAGTCATGCACAACAACATTTTTAATCCTGTCACGATATACCACCTCTTTTTTAATGACTGTTTCGGTTATGACTTGTTGCTTCTTGGATTGTTCAGTGATTAACGCCTGATCAGACTTGTCTAGTTTGGTCTGCAATTCGTCGCGTTGTTTATATGCTTTACTTAGTGATTCGGCTTGTTTGAGTCGTTCGGATGATACACCTGTAGACCTGCCGACGAGAAAGGAACTTGCTATAATCATCACTATCGCTACGACAGCTACCAAATATTCTTTCATAGTGTCGCCCCGTCTGCGTCCATCGGTTTACTTCCTAACATGATAAGCGCCTGTTGAGGAGTGACTTTACCAAGGCAGATATCTTGCTCAATCTGGCGACGCTTCCACACTCCACTGCAATTGTTCGACTTGATAGAGCAATCCAGCTTTTTACCATTCACGGTAACAAATCGCCATTTGGGTAACTCCGCACAGGCTTTATCATATTGACCGGACTTGAGGTATTTCCACGCTGTCGAAGATGTGGCAGCGCCTGTACCAATATTATATGTCCAGTCCAGCATAGCCAGGTGAACATTTTGAGGGAGTTCGTTCGGTAGCGATTCGAACGGTTTGTTATGTCGTGCGAGGGATTGCATCAACATATTATTACATTGTTCGGATGTAGCTTTATCGCCCTTCTTTACACCGAGTGTTTCACCGTAACAGATGGTCCATACTTTGCCGGTATCGGGATATGCATCGGTTCGAAACCCTTCGAAACCGAATATCAATCCCATCGCTATACCTAATATCCCACCTGTACCGCCGATTAAAATATTTCTCTTTTGCATAATGTCACCTTGTTGTACAATTCTAAAACACATTTTAACAGGAGTTAAATAGAATGGCTAAGAAACCAGTACGTAAACCTGCAAAAGACGCTGGCGGTAACGGTAAGAGTAAAACCCCTACATCTTCATCGGATGCCGGTGGTAAAGGTCGAGTTAAGCAAAAGGCATAGCATATGACTGTCCTATCAATATTACTAACCATTGCTACTTGTATCAGACCATCGATAGCGGCTATTATGTTTACAGCCGTTACTGTGGTATTTAGTGTGTTATGGGATAGTCTGGACGGTATGCTTTATTATCCGGCGGCAGCATTAGCAGATTTCACAGTGATACTCATGTTATCATTCTTCACAGTTACCCCCGTTATCATTAGATTGTTCTGGTTATCAATATTATCAGTTCTGTTCAATGCCGGTGGGTGGTTGCTGTGGTGGGCTTATATGCTGCCGACTGTTTACAATTGGTGTTTTGGGTTACTCTATACTGTCGCAATCATTGTGATATTACTAAGGAATGATACGGATGGACTACGGTTTATTAGACTATGTATCCGTCGGTTTAATCTTCATCGTAATAATATGTCGCGGGTTGCTGATGGTACAAAGGGCGGTAGATAAATATGAATTTACTAGACGGGCGAATAGGCGGCAGTGTCGCAACGGGGACGATCGGAAGCGGGATGGGGACATGGTTAGACGTGATCCCGAATGAGGTTGGTAAACTGGCAACTCTGGTCGGTATCATCCTTTCTATTACCCTCATCATTATGTACATTCGCAAAATGCGCCAAGAAGCACGTGAAAGTGATTTGAAATTAGAACTATTACGATTACAACTGGCAAAAGAAAAAAACCCGGTGTAGTGCCGGGTTTGCTTATCGTTAGACTGAGTTGTTCATTTTATCTTTACATTCATCAAAGATAGTTGAGTGATAAGGTAAATCTGAATAAGAAACAGTCCTACAAAAGCAAAGTCTCTTTTTATTATCACGTGAATGCCACCGCCAAACACATGTAAACCCCCCATCATCGGTGTCTTTTATTGTCAATTCAGCAGATGGGTTTGCTGCTTTTGCAGCATCAAGAATATCACCGATAATCATCTCACTTCACCTCTTTGCAGTTGTCCATGTACGCCCAAGTATCACCCGTATTGTTACTGAACTGGTATGTCCCTTCGCGTTTAATGAAAATGGTGTTACCCATTATAGAACGCTGAATACCGGGTTTAATTGTCATCAGCATTGGCACAACTTGGTCGTTGTAAATCAATTGAAAACGTGAACCATTATCCGATATGAGAACCGGCTCTGACGCGGTATCAAGTGTCTTAGTTGGTTCGCCATCTATCGCTGCAATCACATAACCCTGACATACTTTAGTGAATACTTTTGCATGTGCTGGTAATGCGGCGGCAACAAGCGCCAGTACTATAATACGTTTCATGATAACATTTCTTTCAGTTTAGCAACCTGAGCCTGTCGAGCAGCATCAGCAGCAGCACAAGCAGCATCAGCAGCAGCAGCATAATCAGCACGTCTGGCAGCATAAGCAGCACATCTGGCAGCATCAGCAGCACGTCTGGCAGCATAATCAGCACAAACAGCACAAGCAGCATCAACAGCAGCATAATCAGCAGCATCAACAGCATAATCAACAGCAGCACAAGCAGCACAAGCAGCACAAGCAGCATCAGCAGCATCAGCAGCAGCATCAGCAGCATAAGCAGCATAATCAACAGCACGGCTGGTAACGATTAATTCATCTTTCGTAGCTTTACCGTCTAAATACTGTTCGACTACATCAAGCGCCTTCTTACTGTCTTCGGTTTCCACTTGGCGAGCACACCAGAGAGCGAAACGTTGAGGGATTTCTTTATTATCTATAGCTCCGAAGCACCATAAAGTGTCTGCAAGGTCGTTCGACTCTAATACGCTTGAGAGTGGGAACGGCGTATCCATTCCTAAATGCTCATGGGCCTTGAGTACCTTCTTCCATCCGTCAGTACACGGTTGCGCTTTGCGGATTTGATTTAATGTAATATATACGGTCATTTTGCTTTCTCTCTGTTTGGTTGATGGAATGACTATAAATCACTTTGACGGACTGGTCAACACTTAATTATCAAGTTGACGGACTGGTCAACATCGTATAGGCTTACACATATTAACCGGACAGATGGGAGCAAAACAAATGACAACCACCTTAACCTTCGATACCAAAACAACCATCTTAGATGTCATGACGGCGCTTGCGATAAAGCGTGAAGAACTGATGTCAACGCATAACGTGAGCAATGCGGTAATGACATATAAAGATGGTCAAGCCTGTTTCACCCTTCAGTGTGTGGAGCGCAAATGATAATAATTAAACATCTTATCCGACCCTCTTACGGCTGGTATAAATCAACGAGTAAGAAAGATAAATATTACATTGAAGGGGTTAGCGTACCCCCTTACATTGCACAAAAATTGATACGCAAAGCCCGATGTGTGGAATCTAACGCACAGCGGAAAATGTACGAACTGACGAGTATGAAACCCTAATAGACAACACAAGTCACTTCGTGTATAAGATATACGTATGTAATTTAGAGGATATGACATGGCTAACAAACGAAGGGATATAACCGGAGAAGTATTTGGAAAACTTACAGCTATAGCCCCTATACGACCTGATGGTGCAGGGCGTTGGGTATGGTTATTCAAGTGTGAATGTGGCCAATTGGTCGAACGTAATTCATATCGAGTTATTTCTAGCAAACGACTAAATAGCACTCCACACTGCGGATGTTCCCCATCGCTTAAAACCCACGGTCTGAGTAACGAGTTTAAAAAACTCAATTGGGTATGGGTATCAATGAAACAACGGTGCAATAACACAACATGTAAAGATTACGCAAGATATGGCGCGCGAGGAATAAAAGTTTGCAATGAATGGTTAGATTTTAAAAACTTTCACAGTTGGGCAATGTCATCAGGGTACAAAAAAAATGTAACCATAGAAAGAATTGATGTAAATAAAGGTTATCACCCTGATAATTGTACTTGGATTGAAAATGAAAAACAGGCATTGAATAGAGAACATACTGTAAAGTTTGATTACAAAGGTAGCCGTTATACAATTAGAGAACTATCTCAACTTGCGGGTATTAGTTACTATACGATGAAAGGCCGTCTTATGAATTACGGGTGGAATACAGAACGAGCCGTAAACGAACCTGCATTCAAAGGTAAGAATAAAACTTATAAAGGTTAATTCAAATGTTAATAATGCGACCCTATCAACAAAAAGCCATAGATGATGTTTACACTCAGTGGGACACATTTAAAAAACAATTTGTGGCATTAGTAATGCCTACAGGGTCAGGTAAAGCAGCATGTCTATGTAATATAGCGAAAAGTGAAGCTGCAAGAGGACAAACTGTTTTAATCACAGCACATAGGCAAGAATTAATTACACAGTTGAGCAATACACTAGCTCGAAATGGAGTATTTCATAGTGTTATAGCATCTAAAAATACAATAAAAAATACAGTTCGTGTACATATGGAAGACCACGGTAAGAATTTTTGTATTCCTAATTCAAGAATAATAGTGGCATCCGTCCAATCTGTTAAACCTGAAGATATGGCGCGATTAATTCCATTGAAGGATAGACTAACGATTATTGGTGACGAATATCACCATTATACTAAGCAATCACAGACATGGGGTAAAATTTTTACTCCCCTCGATAAAGCCGGTGCACGGGGGCTTGGGCTGACAGCAACACCTTTGAGAGCTGACGGAAAAGGTTTATCACGTGAAACTGATGGGTATGCCGATGCTATTGTAATTGGGCCTACGATGCGAGACCTCATTAACATGGGGTTTCTCAGCGATTATAAAATTTATTGCCCCCCATCAGATTTACACCTCGAACGAGTTAAAATAAGTCAAAGTACAGGTGAATATGCAGAAAAAGAGTTAAAGGAAGAAATAGGAAAATCGCAAATTGTCGGAGATATAGTTAACCATTATTTAAGATTTGCACCGGGAAAAAGAGGTATTACATTTACTGTTGGTGTAGATATGGCAGAGCAAGTTGCCGAACAATATCGGATGCGGGGAGTACCTGCAATAGCAGTATCGGGAAATATGTCAGACCATGATCGGGTGCAAGCATTACGTGATTTAAGAAGTGGAAAAATATTACAAGTGGTAAACGATAGTGTATTGACAGAAGGTACAGACGAGCCAAGTGTGGAAGTTATATCCTTTGCGCGGCCAACTCAAAGTTTTGGCTTATACTGTCAGATGTTTGGGAGAGGTACTCGTATATCACCAAATACCGGTAAAACTCACGCTATAATTATCGATGCCGTATCTAATGTCATGCGTCATGGACTACCGGATGCACCTCGCGAGTGGTCACTTGACAGACGCGAACGCCGTAGCGCTGGTAAAAGCGATGCGGAAACAGTACGCACCTGTCAAGAATGCACTGCCGTATACGAACGTTATCTCGATGCTTGTCCATTCTGTGGTGAACCTGTACCCACACCTGCCATTCGTTCCGGTCCTGAATTTGTAGACGGTGATTTGTATGAACTGACTGCCGAAGTGTTAGCGCAGTTGCGAGGTGCTGTGGCCCGTGTCGATATGTCACCTCAAGATTACCGTGACCAGTTAGCACGGCAAGGCGTCCCGCAAATCGGTATCATGGCGAACGTTAAGCGACATGTGACACGCCAGGAGACAGTGAGTGTACTACGAGACACAATGGCACAGTGGGGCGGTTGGGAACGTGCTAGGGGATTATCGGATAAAGAAATATTCCGCAAGTTTTATCTTACCTACGGCGTGGATTGGTTGACTGCTCAAGCGAGTAAAACCGATGGCGCTTTATCATTAATTGAAAAATTGAACAAGGATATGCCCGTATAATGAGTAATTCAGAATGGTGTGAACATATGAAAGATAACGCGCCGGACGGTGAGACAGCGTATCATTATCATCAGCTTGCAGAACTGTGGCGCAAACGTGAAGAGGAAGCGGGGAAATGAATATTAAGAGGCCCGTTATGACAGATACGCAAGAGACAATCGGTTATCCGGGGAACAGGCAACTTCCCGACTCGTACATGTGGGTTAATGTAGTGACATATAAAAAACAAAAAGGCCGTGCGTACTGGAGTGGTAATAGGTGGGTTACAGATGGTACGTGGAGAATAAACAGTTACGGTTCAGACCGCATATATAAGTGGTGGTTATAATGACCAATATTATACAGTGGGCTATTCGTCATGGTGTGTCACATATAGCGCTGGCTGAGTTGCGCCAGTTGATGGGTGTTGATAAGTCGACAGATGTAGCGAGTGATAATGGTAAGTCTGAAGCGGCGGTTCAAACGGCTGTACGCCTTGAAGCGTCGCGAGTTGGTGCAAGACTGTGGCGTCAGAACGTGGGAGCCTGTAAAGACGATACAGGGCGCATGATACGTTACGGGTTATGTAACGATTCGGCGGCACTCAATAAGCGTATCAAGTCCTCGGATTTAGTGGGTATTCGCCCCGTTACCATCACTCCTGATATGGTCGGTCATACTATCGGACAGTTTATTGCACGCGAGATTAAAAAACCGTCATGGTATTACACTGGTACTGATAGAGAGAAAGCACAGTTGGCATTCGGTGAACTGGTTATCAGCTTGGGTGGTGATTTCGCATTTGCTAATTCAGAGGGGACGTTATGAGATTGACAAGTCCGTCAACGCATGACACACTGGCGCAATATAACAATGACGGAATAGAAAAATGAATCGATATAAACAAATGAACAAGGCATCACGCGATAAAATTGTTAACGCTGCTTTCACAATGGCGGTGGAAGATGGGTTATTAAGTATTCGTCGTAACACAGTGGCCGAACGAGCCGGTATCGCGCACAGCTTAGTAACATATTATTTCAATATGAATGAATTACGCGACGCTATTATCCAACGTGCTATCGAATGTGAGCAAGTCGATATTTTGGCGCAAGGGTTGGCATTGAGTAACAGCGTAGCTGTGGCGGCACCTGCCAAACTAAAGAGTAAAGCACTCGCTACATTGTTGTAACCGTCAACACAGAGAGAATAACAACATGCAAACTATCCCCCCAGCATTGGGGGCTATGAAGCCCTTTGCTCAATTTATGCTATACATCCTCGTACCCTCAACGAGTCGGCCCGGTAAAACTGATAAATTCCCTTGTAATTTGGAGGGTAAAGTCGTATCTGCGCATGAACGTCAATATTGGGTAGATGCTGATACTGCTTGCGCCGAAGCAACACGGCGCGGCGATGGTTGGGGTGTCGCCTTCGTCCTATCCGATGATGACCCGTTCTTTTTTATTGATATAGATAATTGCCTCATTGATGGCGCTTGGTCAGCGCTGGCGCTGGAACTGTGTAATTCATTCCCCGGCGCGGCTGTAGAAGTATCGCAATCGGGTCGTGGGTTACATATCCTCGGTTCAATTGATATTGTTCCTGACCATGCTTGTAAGAATGTTCCGTTAGGTCTGGAGTGTTATACCTCCAAGCGATTTATAGCCCTAACCGGCAATGGCGCAACAGGTGATATTGCGTCACGTCACGATGGGGCGTTCAATACCGTTGTAGCGCGATATTTCCCACAATCTGGTCAGGTTACAACCGCCGCTTGGACTACTGAACCGGTAGCGGGGAGCAGCCCCATTGAGGACGACGCTCGACTCATTGAGAAAGCCTCTAAGACGACTAGCGCGGCAAGTGTATTCGACTGTAATAAGGCATCATTTGCAGACCTGTGGACGCGCAATATAGATGCACTAGCAGCGGCATATCCCGATGACTCCCGCGAATTCGATTTATCTAGCGCTGATGCGGCACTGGCCCAACACCTCGCATTTTGGACAGGTGGACAGTGTGACCGTATTGAACGATTAATGAGACAGTCGGCGCTGGCTCGTCCTAAATGGGATAAACATAAATCCTACATGCAACGCACCATTACCGGAGCTACCAGTCGTCAGAGCACTTATTATAGTGTCGGCGCACCCATCGAAATGACATCTGTCACGGCTGTGGTGGAGGCGGCGAACCCAGTCGTTCGTTCTGGCTTTCAATTCCTCGGTATCACGCAAGTAATGGAACATTTTAAAGGTTGCGTCTATATCGCTGATGCTCACAGGGTGTTCACTCCAAACGGTGCGATGTTAAAGACGGAACAATTTAATTCTATGTACGGCGGGTATGCTTTCTCACTGGATGAAAACGCTGATAAAAGCACCAAGAAAGCATGGGAAGCATTTACGGAGTCGCAATGCATTGTGTTTCCCAAAGTGGATAGTTTCGTATTCCGTCCAAGTATTGCACCGGGCGCTATCATTGAGGAGGAAGGCCGGAGACTGGTTAACACCTATATTCCGCTAGATATCCCCATGATACCGGGCGACGTCGAACCGTTCATGATTCACCTGCGCAAAGTTCTACCTGACCCGCGTGACCAGCAAATTCTACTCAGCTACATGGCAGCTGTGGTTCAATATAAGGGTCATAAAATACAATGGGCACCACTGCTGCAAGGCTGTGAGGGTAATGGTAAAACATTCTTCACTCGTTGCGTGGCTTATGCGGTTGGGCAACGTTATACCCACATGCCACCAGCCAGTGAGATAAGCGAGAAATTTAATTCTTGGTTATTTGATAAAATATTTATCGGTGTGGAAGATATTTACGTTCCTGACCAGAAATTAGAGGTGTTGGAAATCCTGAAACCGATGATTACAGGTGACAGATTAGCCCGTCGCGCAATGCAGCAAGACCAGGTAATGCATGATGTATGCGCTAACTTCATGTTTAACTCTAACCACCGCAACGCCATTAAAAAGACGCTCAATGACCGCCGTTTTGCCGTATTTTATACCGCCCAACAGGAAGCAATAGATTTACAACGTGACGGGATGAATGATAGTTATTTCCCCGACCTGTACGATTGGGCGCGCAACGATGGATTTGCTAAGGTGGCTCACTTTCTCAGCAATTATATCATCCCATCACAGTTCAATCCGGTAACAGAGTGTCAACGTGCGCCAGTGACTAGCACCACCGCCGAAGCAGTGACCGCCTCACTAGGTGGTGTGGAACAGGAAATTATGGAAGCTATCGATGAGGGGCGAACAGGCTTTGCCGGTGGTTGGGTCAGTTCGTTTGCATTGGATAAGTTGATAGAGCGATTAAGAGCAGACAGACAGATACCACGTAACAAGCGCCGCGACCTGATGCGATCGTTAGGATATGACTGGCACCCGGCGCTTAAAGATGGGCGTGTGAATAATGTGATAATGATTGACCAGGGTAAACCTCGGTTATTTATCAAGTCTGGTCATATCATGTGCAACTTGAGCAACGTAGCAGAGGTAACGAGACATTATCAGGCGGCACAAGGTGACCCGGTAGCTATTACACAGGTTCAACAATCAGCCCCTTAATTGGGGCTTTATTTTATTTGTATAAAAGCATTGACCAGTTCGTCAACGGTTGCTATATTGAGTGCATCAACCACAAAGAAGGATAAAGCAAAATGATTATGAAATTAAACAGTCTGGTCAAGTCAGGTAAAATGTCAGAATTACAGGCCCGTAACTATATGTTACGTATTCGAGACAACGCTTATCGGGACGGTGCTAAAATTACGCGCATTATTCAACAGGGTGTCGTCGTAGAACAACGTATCATAGGGTGGGTGAAGCCATGACTAAACGTCTACTCATTATAGCAGCACTCACCCTACCGCTCAGTGTCAACGCGACACAGTGTGACGGTACGCGACTGGCTGACTATATGACCAACATGCTTCAAGAGGGTGACGCTTGTGTCAACTTCATGCAGCGGTTCGGCGAGAAACTTATGTGGGAGGGTGCGCCAGGTGATGCGTGTTATGACATGCGAGACTACCTGACACGCGCTGAACGTGAGAGTAAGCGACTCAAAGCGGCGGGATGTACATCATTATCACATTATCCGGCTGAGTTACCGCGCCGGGCTAAACAACTGAGTAAGGACTTGAAAAATGTTATTAATTGACCTGCTGGTTCAAGAGTTGCCGAAGCACGGTGGATGGCCTGCGGGGGCGACACGGTGTGTTCAAGATGGTGATGGAACGATTAAATTTGATCGTTGTGTGTCAGGTATAACCCGTATGGACCGCGTATGGTTATTGAATGGTCAGCTCCCTAACTGTGGATTTAAACATGATATATGTGACGATTGGGGATTTCGTCGGGTTTATCAGAAGGAGTACGAAGCAGCGTTAAAACCTGTATGGGATGGTACAGGTGTGCCGCCTGTTGGAACTGAGTGTGAACTGTATAAAGGGGACTTTTCATTTAGCGACCGTATAAAAGATGGTGCTACTGTTAAAGTTATTGCTCATTTTGAAAATCATGGTGGTATTACTATAAATGCCGTCACTTACTCGGATGATAATGGAAATGCGATGTGTACGGGTGTAATAACCCAATGCCTGCGACCCATTCGGACAGAGCGAGATAAATTTGTTGATAGTGTGTCAGAGATTTTATGTTTACCGCCTTGGGTAGACGTAAAACTAGCGGCTGTTAAATTATGGAACGCTGGTTATCGTAAAGTATAATTTTAACGGACTGCCCCTAGTGGGCAGTTTTTTATAGCGTCAGTAAATTACTCATCTGATAAATCACTACCTTTTACCCCTCCAGCCAGTTTAAACCTCCAGAATTAAATAACACTCAACATAATATTCTGTTTCCAATGTGGCACGTTAATAACGTTCTACAAGTGGTTAAAAATGCGCCACTTGTCAACCTGAGTAATTACTGGAGTTTACAACTGGTCAAATATCATGCGGTGTTTTTACCTGTAACTCAATTTACCCTGAATACAGGGTAGCGTCAGGGGTGCTGTAAGTGTATGATTTCACACTGTAAAGTAGAGTTACCTGAAATACCCCGCGATTTCTTTACCTATTCACGGCTGGCGTCTCGCGGGTGTGACGTGTACACACGTGGGTGCTGCGACAGTCTCTTATAGCTACCATATTATCTCTATAGTAATTTCTTTTATAAGGGGTATTAAGGTAAATAGTATATAGAGTAAATAAAACAGTCACTTACGATACCTCAAAATTTACCCTGTACGGTGTATTGTTCGGGGTTATTGGCGAAACTGTCAATTCTGTGGCATTATTGGGACATGTGATTATAACGGAACAGTGTTATGAAAAATGAATACGGATTGACGGACAAGCAGGAGAAGTTTGTTCAAATTTATATCGAAACTAAAAATGCTTCTGAAGCTTATCGTCAGTCGTATAACGCTGGGAAGATGAAAGATACGTCTGTGAATGTGAACGCCAGTAAAATGTTAGCCAATGCAAAGGTAGCGCTAAGGTTGGCTCAATTGCGCGGTGAAATTAAACAGCGTCATAACGTTACAGTCGATTCACTCATCAAAGAATTAGAAGATGCTCGACGTGCTGCGCTCGGTGCTGAAACACCTCAGACCGGTGCAGCGGTTGCTGCAACGATGGGTAAAGCGAAACTGTGTGGACTTGACAAGCAATTAGTCGAATTATCCGGTGATGTAACAACGCGTATGACTTTGAGCGATTTCTATGCAACCAACGTTAAATCCTAACCTGCGGATATTTTGGGAAACGCGAGAAACCCCCGAAGGTATCCCAATTCGCTTCCGTACGCTCTATGGCGGGCGTATGTCATCAAAGTCGCATGATGTTGCAGGTATTGCGATAGCGCGCTCAAATTTCCATACAGAGCGTTTCCTGTGCCTCCGTATGTATCAGAACCGTATCGCCGATTCGGTGTATACATTGCTCAAAGATAAAATTGATTATTTCGGCCTCAGCAACCAATTTAAAATTTATGCCGATGCGATAGAACATAAAACCAATGGTTCAATTTTCCGGTTTTATGGGATGGCACGTAACGTTGACGAAATTAAATCATTCGAAGGTGCTACGGTTGCCTGGATTGAAGAAGCGCATAATTTAACGGAAAACATGTTCAACACGATCCGCCCTACAATCATGCGTAACGAGGGCGCGGAAATATGGACAACGTTTAACCCTAAGTTGGCTACTGATTTTGCGTATAAGCGATTAGTGCTCAATCCTCCTACTGGTTCAATCGTTCATCAGATTAACTATCCTGATAATCCCTTCCTGTCTGCTACAGCTTTAGCCGATATTGAATCGTCCAAGAATGAAGATTATGAAGAATTTCAGCATATTTATCTTGGTGTGCCACGTGACAATGATGATCGGGTTGTTATCAAACGTTCATGGTTACAGGCTGCAATCGGTGCTCATCTGGAAGTTATACCTTCGATCGGTATTTGGCGCGGGGCTAAAACACTTGGTTATGACGTCGCTGATGATGGCGGTGATAAAAACGCTACAACAGGTATGGATGGCTCAGTTTGTATCAGCCTGGACGAATGGAAAGGCGGTGAAGATGAATTACGCGAGTCGGCTGCACGTGCGAAACAGTCAGCAGAGGCTATCAACGCCTCACAGTTGGGTTATGACAGCATAGGGGTAGGCGCTGGCACAGGTTCACACTTAAACGCGTTAGGATGGCGCTCACACTTTAAATTCAACGCAGGTGGGAAAGTTAGCGAACCTAAACGTCAGTATGGAACGACTAAAATTCCCAATGAAGAATTTTTTTCCAATCTCAAAGCGCAAACATGGTGGCTCACCGCTGACCGGTTCCGTAACACTTTCTTAGCTGTCACAAAGGGTCGACGCTTTCCAGCTGACCAAATGATAAGCCTGTCGAGTGATTGTGACCCCAAATTACTTGATAAACTGATTGATGAGCTTTCCACCCCTCAACGGGATTTCGATAACGGCGGTAAAGTCAAGGTCGAATCTAAGAAAGATTTAGCCAAACGTGAGGTAGCATCGCCAAACATCGCCGATTCGTTTATCATTGCAAACAGTCGCGGCTTATTGGCTCGTCGCTCATTGAAGGAAATCATGTGAAATCACAAAATACTACAAACGTAGCCGATGGACTGGTTAACGTTGCGTCGGGCCTTGGGACTGCTAAGGCTAAACGTTCGCATAACCAGTTCACCTACGCAGCATTCAACACTTGGCAACAGTGGGACGCTGCGTATCAGACCAACTGGTTGGCGCGTCAGATTGTTGACATCCCCGCTGAAGATATGACGCGAGAATGGCGAACCATCAAGTGTGAAGGCGCTGAAGATATACGCATCGAAGAAGACCGGTTGATGATACCCACAATGGTACAGGAAGCTGAGTCATGGGCGCGCCTATACGGTGGCGGCGGCATCTTGATGATCACCGGTCAGGACTTGACCAAACCGTTGAATCTGAACGCTATCAAACGCGGCGGGCTGCAACGTTGTATCGTATTTGACCGTTATGACATGTCAGCAATGACACTCAATACTTGGAATATCCTAGCGACCAATTACATGCAGCCTGAGTTTTACACTATTACCGGTGGTGGTCAGCAAATTCATTGGTCACACTTTGCGCGGTTCCACGGTGCGCGGTTACCACGCCGTCAGATGGTACAAACGCAAGGTTGGGGTGACTCAGAGTTACGCAAATGCCTTGACGATATTATGGATATTGTCGCATCGAAAGACGGTATCGCCGAGTTGATGCAAGAAGCCAATATTGATGTGATTACCCGCAAAGGTTTAAGTGAGGAATTGGCTACCGACCAAGAAGATATGATTATCGACCGGTATGCTGTTTTCAGTCAGATGAAATCTATCATTCAGATGGCGTTATTGGACGGTGACGAGACGCTCGAACGTCAGACGTTGAACCTGTCCGGTGTTGCACCAGTGATTGAAACGTTCATGACCTGGATTAGTGGCGCGGCTGATATTCCTGTTACTCGCCTATTCGGTACGTCTGCCAAGGGGCTGAATGCAACGGGCGAAGGGGACTTGACCAACTATTTCAACTCCATCCGTTCGAAGCAGTTGACCCAGCTTGACCCCGGTATGCGTATGTTGGATGAAGTATTAGTTCGTTCAGCAATGGGACGCTGGCCTAAAGATTACAACTACCAGTGGAACCCCCTCCGGCAACCAGACCAAGTTGAATTAGCTAACGCCAGTAAAATTATTGCTGACCGTGATTCTATTTATCTGGAACGCGGTGTGGTACAGGTTTCACAGGTTCAGCGTAACTTGCAAGCGGGTGAAGTGTATCAGTACAAAGATGAAGATATTGAAGAACTGGAAGGGCTTGAGGACGCCAACATGTTCACTGAGCCTGTAGCGCCTGAACCTACCGACGCGCCGCAATTAGACAGTAAAACATTCATGGATGGGTATAAAACGCTGATTGACAGCGGAATAACGCATGAAATGGCAATGGCGACTTTAACAGTAAACGCCCCATAACGGGGCGGTATTTATTAATTCAAAGGCTCTCCTAAGAATCCGCGGAGAGTTGTTTTATGAAAACATTTAGTAATTAATCCAGTATTGTATCGTATTTCAGTTGCTGCTTTTTCACATTGTGATTCATTATAGAAATTAGTTTTATCAATTTGACCGGTTGAGAGAAACACCATTAATACCCACATGTTCGCCTCTTACAAGTTATAATAATCATCTTCAGTTATTCCCGGTACGATACAATTACCGAAAACTATTTCACCATCTAAACACCGTATAAATCGGAAATTCTTATACGGTGTTGTGGGCTGTATATCACTGTCCATCGACTTTGGAAAATGACCTACATTACGTCTCAGCCAGTACACCGCGTCAAGCCTGATAGCTTCAGTGTGTAATTGCTCCATCTGGTAACTTGTCATACTGCTACCGCCTCTACCATCGATACCCATATCTCCCGACCATCAGCGAATCGGACAAGGTGAATGGGTTTTCCGCTGCTTGTCCCACGCATATAACAACCGTACTGACCTTTCAAATAATGATACGGGCTTAACGGTTCGTCACATACATGGACAACTTTCACACATTGACCTTTGGTAAATTCTTTGCTCATTCTTCCCCAAGTGCTTTATTGATTACCCTTCTCGCCAATCTCATCGGATGATTACTCACTACGAGAGACTCTTCTCCATCTTGCCAGTAATAATCTTCAACATAATCTCGGAGTTGACGCAACGCATCTAACAATTCTGGTGCGGCTGCTATTAGTTTGGCGTTAGCTCTGGTTTCTTTTGATTCAAAAGGTAATACCCCAGCACAATTAGGCGTTAATACGTTAGCTATTTTATAACGACAACCAAGTTTAGTACCTCTAATTCGGATATACGACTTATCTACTTCTTCACTCAGTTGTGACCAAGGCCCCGGCGTACCTTTAAATTGTTTGCTCATTTCTTCTCACCCTCTGAATTAATCTACGTAGCCACGATGGAGGAATGGGTTCGAAATACGCAGCTTCAATTCCACATGTTTTGCCCATCTCGTGAAACATTCCTATTGTGTCCTCTCTCATTGTGAATGTATGTTCAACATCAGGTGTACCATCGTCTACATTAGTGCCCGTCAATATTCTATTGTTACACCACGATGTATGCCATAGACCGGGTGGTGTATAATGCTTGCAATCCTCGCACTTTTTCATAATTCTTCTCATCCTCTGAATGTGATAACATGTTCAATATAGCGCACATTGACGGACTGGTCAACATGAAATTAGCAGGAATTCAATACAACGTACAATTGCAACGAATGGTCAGAGCATTGAAGCGTGATATCGATGCTGAGATTGTACCATTGCTGAAACAGCTTGCGCCGGAGTATATACAAGATGCAGGCTGGTCGGATGTTGTAGCCGGTGCATTGAAACGATTGCTTGACCGCTGGACGAGTCCGTTTAGTCGTCGGGTAGCACAGGATATCGCTGATAAATTTGTTAAAAGTGCAACCACTACTCCTACGGGCCAGACATCATTTGGTATAGATATCTTCCAGAACTCACAACAGTTGCAAGATTATCTATCTGCCGCATCTTGGCAGAACTCACAGTTAATTACATCGATACCGGTGCAATACATTGACCAGGTGTCGAATATTGTCATGGGTAACATGCGCCAAGGTATGCGACCGAGTTACATTGAGAAAGCGCTTCAACAACAGTTCGGTGTGACACAACGTCGGGCCAAGATGATAGCGCGTGACCAGACTGCTAAGGTTACTGGCGAGATTGCTAAACAGCGTCAACAGGGCGCAGGCTTTCAATATTTCAGATGGGTAGATAGTCATGACCAACGTGTACGTCATCGTCACCGTGAGATTGCCAATAAGATGACAGAGTACGGGAAAGGGGTATATCGTTGGGATGACTTACCGCTGAGCGATAAAGGTGAACCAATTCAACCAGGCTCAGATTACCAATGTCGGTGTGTTGCCGTGGCTGCAAGTAATAGCGCCGTAGAAAAGTACCGGCGCGAACAAAAGGGTTAACAAGGTGAACGGGTGGAATACATCGTGTACTGTTTATAATTACCTTTACATTGGGTTACGGTCATGGTGCCGTCTTTTTTCTGTACCACTTTTTGGTGTCTGAATTCTGTTTTCTTTATGTACAATGCTTCTTCAATCGCTGCGTTGATATCGGTGAAGACGGTCATTTCTCCATATCCTTAATCAGTCGTTCCAAATATCAACGGGCTTTTTTCACATCCTCCAGACCGTTCTTTTCTTCATAGCGCCATAGGTATTTAACAATGTTCGCCACACATACCGCTTCCATTGGTTTCTTACCCACGGTAGCGGCCTTGATAGCGTCGATACACTCTATCCCACCCTGTGTATAGTGTGACGGGTGATTCACGTTGTCTTTGTTGGGGCACTTCTCACTGACGAGCGGTAAGTCGTTAAGATGGTCATATTCCACACGTTCACGCTGTGCAATAATACTGAATAAAGTAGGGTTAGCTATATTGAACAACATTCTTCCAGACCGTACCAATTGAGCTTTACACATATAATCAAAATCTTTCGCCCATAGTGATTCGCTGAGGTTATTTTCTTGGATTTTATGGGTGGCCCAATCTGGCGCACCTTCGAAATCAAACGCAGACCCTTTGATATATCTAAATTCAGACATGCTTTACCACCCATTTGCATAATTTATAAATCCAGATACCTGCAACTGGCACACCTAGCGCCAGAATGAACCAAGCTGTGACAGGTATCCACCAAACGTATTGACCCGGTACATATGCTGACACCGAGCTATATGTCCAAAGAAGAACCCACACCACGAACATCAACGCACCAATGCGACCCATACTATAGCCCCCGTAATAAGTAGCGCCCAATCTGCGCGATTACCTTGCAGCAACCAGTCTAACCATTCATACAACATGTTTGATTTCCTTGTATTGCGGGTGGTCTACGGCTCGAATTTGGTTAGACTCAAACAACTCATCCCATTCTTTACCGTTAGCCGAACATTCCGTACCAATAAACTCGCGCAACTCGTCACGTTCTTTTTCCAGTGCTTTCATGTGTAGATATAATTGTTCATAGCTCATTTCAATTCTCCACAAAGATAAGAAACACGCGCAATGATTTCGCGACGGTGACCGGCTTCACTTACAAAGCGGTTATACATTTCCTGACTGCCGTTAATCTTCGCTACGATATCGCGGCATACGCGCTCATTGTTCGCGTTGGTTAATTTAGACGACCCCATGAGAGGGGTAACGTACCAGTAATCACGGTAAGTAAAAGTGTTCATTTTGCTTTATCCTTCTTTGTGGTTGACGCACTTAATATAGCAACCGTTGACGGAGTGGTCAACACTTATTTATCGCTTATTTGACACTTTTTTTCACCGTGCTATCATGCTTACATCAAAGGACGCGGGTAGACCCATGCAAATATTAGTCAACGACAGAATGAGTTACCGTATCACTCATCGGGAATATACCGATGAGGGATATTTACGTGTTCCTGGTAATGTGGCACGTAGCGGTATTCAGGAATATTTAGCGAGTGAGTTAGGTCTGGATGGTAACCCGAACCGCATTATCAAAGTTTATCGCCCGCCTGAAGAAGTGTTCTCATCTGATTCATTGGCTTCATACGACGGTGTAGACATCACCATAAATCACCCTGACGGGTTGGTCAACAGTAAAAACTACAAACGAGTATCAGTAGGTTTTATTCGCGGCATCGGTCGTCAAGCTGAGGATAATCACGTTGAATGTGACCACATTATCAAGGCACAGGAAGCAATCGACGCGATTAACTCTGGCAAGTGTGAACTCTCAGCGGGTTATACAGCCGTTTACGATGCGACACCCGGTACTACGCCAGAGGGTGAAGCATACGATTATATTCAACGTAGTATTAGAATTAACCATGTAGCAATTGTTGACCGTGCTCGTGCGGGTGCAACAGCAAGAATTTTCGACCACAAACCATTAGGAGGCATTTCGATGTCTGTATTGATCACGATTGACAGTGGACGCAGCGTTGATGTTGCTGATACTACAAACGCACAGTTGGTAGCGGATGCATTTGACCGTCTTACTAAACGTGTAACAGATGCCGAAGCGAGTCAACAGACTGCTCAGGCTATTTCTGATACTCTTGCTGACCAGGTTAAAGAACTTAAAACCGTGTCGAGTGATGAAGCTATCGCCAGTCGTGTAAAAGCTATCGCCGAACGTCAGATGACTGCTCGTAAAATCTGCGGCGACTCATTTACTTGTGACAGCGTTGACCCAGTTGAAATCATGAAAGCAGCGTTGACCGTTAAACTGCCAAAACGTGATTGGGCTGATAAATCGACTGCATATCTACAAGCCTCATTTGACATGGCGGCTGAACAGATTGAAGAGGAAGAGGAAGAAACTAAAGATAATGCTGCTCAATTGGCACAGGTTGCCGCTGACGCTGCTGCTCGTAATAACGTGTATGATTCCACATCGGCATATGCTAAACGCAAGGCTGAACTTTCAAATGCTTGGAAAGGAGCGTAATAATGCCTGTACAAAGTGCAACTTCTTATTCAACTACGCACGGTGCGGCGTATGCGGGTATGTTGGCTGACCAACAAGTTTACAACACAGTATCCCGATTGAATAAATCATCAACCGTAACTATCCCATTTGGATATGGTGTTGTTAGTGATGGTGATAACGGTGCGAGATTGCCCGTTGCCAGTTCATTAAATGAAAACATCGTGGGTATTGCGATGCGCGAACTGACCCGTGCTTATCAGGAAAATGATGTATTCGGTGCCGTACCTACTCGAGACTTTGCTGTCATTACTCGCGGTGTTGTATATGTAACCGCTACAGTCAATGTAACCAAAGACCAACCAGTATATTTAATCGTTGGTGACGGTACAGGTACTAACCAAGGTAAATTCTCTAACGTAGTCGGTACAGGTGCCAATTTGGGTATTCTTGTAGTCGGTGCGAAATGGGTCACCAGTGCAGCCGCCGGTGCTTTAGCTCAGATTTCATTGTCTCTCGGGGGTTAATAATGCATTTAGTAACAGTTAACGATAGCGCTACTGGTCAATCGTACCAGTATGACGCAGATATGGTAATCAATAGTGCCGACAGTGGTTTAGCTTTTTACCTAAGTCAGTTGAACGTTCTGGAATCTAAAATTTACGAAGTAAAATATCGTAATATTATTTATCAGGACATTATCCCTGTTGATACTTCTGACCCTGAGTGGGTCGATAGCGTGAACTACATCAGTTACGACGGTGTGACAATGGGTAAATTCATTGCCGCTAACGGTAAAGATTTGCCACAGTCTGATATTGATGCAAGCATTTCAGAAATTAAGATCGGTTATGCTGGCAACAGCTACGGTTATACTCTGGAAGAATTGCGTAAATCTCAACAGATGCGTATGCCGTTGGACGTAACTAAAGCGCGTGTAACATTCCGTGGTGCTCAAGAACATATGCAGAAAGTCGCATTCTTTGGTGACTTGTCACGTAAAATGACCGGTATGTTTAACAACCCAAATATCCCGTTGGGTAACTCCACTGTTAACTGGACGCTTCCGGCTACTACCGGTGCTGAGATGGTTAAAGATATGAATGACTTGCTGGTCAGTGTTTGGACTAACTCAGCTAACGTTCATGTGCCGGGTGTGCTGCTGTTGCCGTCTGATAAGTGGGCCATCGCAAGTTCAAAACGTATGGATACCGGTACAGATACAACTGTAATGGAATTCTTCCGTTTGAATAACTTGTATACCGGTCTAACTGGTCAAGAGATTGAAATCCGTCCTATTCTGGAACTTCAGACAGCCGGTGCAAGCTCTAAACCGCGTATGATGGCGTATGAGAAGAATCCTGATAACCTGACACTGCGTCAACCTATTCCGTGGCGTTCACTGGCTCCGCAACCTACCGGTCTGCGTATTGAAGTGCCATGTGAATATAAGACGAGCGGCGTTGAGTTTAGGTACCCCGGTTCAGCGGGTTACAAAGATATGGTGTAAAATCAATAACTTAGACCCTCTTCGGAGGGTTTTTTTTAACCGTTGTGCCTCAGTATAAAACATGTATAATTGGTTACTTGGGTTTATACTGAGGCACAATAAGCGATGACAGCAAAAAGAGTTAGAGTTACCAAAGATATATTTGTAGAACGTGCTAACAATACTCATAACCATAGATATAAGTACGACGCAGTGCAGTTTAAAACTGTCCACGATTTCATCAGCATATCATGCCCCATTCATGGAATATTCGAGCAGAAAGCATACTCCCACTTGGCTGGCGTAGGGTGTAAACAATGTGGACATGATGAAAGCGCTGGAAAAAGAAGAATGGAAGAAAGTGAGTTTCTAAAAAGAGCTGACGAAGTACATTTTGATACGTATAATTACTCACTAGTAAAGTATATAAAATCGTCATTAAATATTAAAATTATTTGCAAGGTACACGGGGTTTTCAATCAGAATCCCAAAGACCACTTGCGTGGTCAGGGTTGCCCCAAATGTAACGCAGGTGGAAGGTTATCACTGGATGACTTTCTAAAAAGAGCCAAAGAAGTACATTCCGATACATACGATTATTCGAAAGTGGAATACGTACATTCAAAAAAGACAGTAACCATTATCTGTAAAATTCACGGTGTGTTCCATCAAACCCCTGAGTCACATGTTAAACAACGGTCAGGCTGTCAATCGTGTGCAGCAAGTATGGGAGTATCAAAAGGTGAGACCGAACTTTACAGATTCGTTAAAAGTTTAACCCCGGACGCCATGCGAACAGATAGAACAGTCATACACCCTAAAGAGCTAGATATCGTAGTACCCTCACAAAAAATAGCGGTAGAATATAACGGAGTATATTGGCATAGTGATTCATCAAATAAAAATACACATCGGCACTTTGAAAAGCGTTTAAAAACTGAAAAAGAAGGTTATAGATTGATAAGCATTCGTTCAGACCTTTGGGAGGGGCGACGCACACAGGTTGAATCAATTATACGAAACGCATTACAGAGTAATAAAGAAAAAATATTTGCTCGAAAATGTACAATCTCCCCCATATCTCATAACACCGCCAAACCTTTTTTGGATGTGTATCATATTCAAGGGTCTAGACCGGCATCACAATACTGGGGCATGTTTTACAATGGTACATTGGTGGCAGTGATGACCATCACCTATAAAAACAAAACAGATTCATGGGAGCTTATTAGATTTGCAACATGTTGTAATGTGGTTGGCGGTCTTAGTAAAATGTGGAAACACATCACCAGGGTGAACAATATATGTGCGGCTTTTTCTTACGTAGATAGGGACTTATTTACCGGGGGTAGTTATAGAAACGCAGGCTTCATGTATGATTCCACTACTGTAGGGTTTCGTATTGTAGTGGGTAAAAATACTGAATCGCGTCAGAAATGGAACAAGGCTCCCGATGGGTTGACTCAATCAGAATGGTACTCTCGCGAGGGAGTGTCAAGAATTTATGATTCTGGTCAAGATAAAATTGTGTGGTATACTCAAAACATATGACAACCCGAGGATGAAACCTAATTATGACAATTTTAAAATGCGCACCACATACAGCACGTATGATTATCATTAACATTGGTGATGAACTGGATACAAATTATCGACTACTACCCGGTGGCCCGGATGCACCGGCTGTTGAAGTACCTGAATCAGTGTTACAAATTGATTTTGTGAAATCACTGATCAAACTGGGTGATATTGTAGTCGTTCACCAGTTTGCAGATGAAGAGCCTGAAGTTGAAATGGCAGGGGTAGATATTGATAGTCTACGCAAACAATGTGACCTGTTAGGTATCGAATATACCCGTAAATGGGATGAAGCCAAGTTACAAATGGCTATTGACGCAGCTACTAAATAAAAATATCGCCCCGATTAAGGGGCGTTTTCTTTACGTTCTCTAATCATTTTCCGCTGCCTACACCTCGCACGACACATAATCTGTTTTGAACTTGTCTTAGTAAACCACTCGCCACACTCTGGACAACGGTACTGTAAAGTCCCGCATGACGTACAACGACGCCTATCCGTCATAGTATCTCACACCCCTTTTATTACCCTGCGTACTGTACCACTATTTAGTTATCGCTAACATTGGCGGTGCTTAAATAGGTAAACAAAAATGACTGATATGACTTTGATTCCTACTGGTGGTGATGCTGGTATGACTGGTGTCGCCGCCGCCGCCGGTGCGTTTATTGGGTCTGCATTCACCAATGGCGGTTTTGGTCGCGGTGCAGTGGTCGCGGATGGTGCTAATGCATCCACAACTGCTGTTGCAGGTGCCGCAGCAAACATGCTGACCACTGCTCTTGTTAGTGATATTGGCTCTATTCAGGACAGTTTGAACACTATCGGGTTGAACATTGTTCAGGGTCAAGGTACTACAAATATGACCGTAGCTAACGCAGCGGCATCAAGTTATACCGGTTTAACCTCTCAGAACACGCAAAACATGCTGGCTAACTTGAATAGTTTTGCCAATGTCAATGCGAGTGTCGCGGCAGGTAACAGCGCTATATTGTCTACCCTGAACACCAATGAAGTTAATAACCTCACTCGTAGCTTCCAAGCTCAACTTGCCGCCGCTGCCTGTTGCTGCGAGACAAACCTGAATATCGAGCGTCAGGGTAACGCTACTCGTGATTTAATGCGCGACCAGTTCGCAACCTCTCAAGCTGTTTTAATTTGTGATTTAAAAGCACAGCAAAACGCATTGCAATTCCAACTGTCTCAAGCTGCTCAAACTGCTCACCTGGACTGCAAAATTAATAATGTTGCACAGTTGGTCAATTTCAAAATTCCAACACCGCCAACACCGCCAACCGGTTGTTGCTGATAACTCCGCGCCCCTTAGGGGGCGCTTTTTTAAGGGTTCAATATGTCTAAATATTTAATGGTTAAAAAAGCGGAAAAGGATGTTGACATTGCAGAAGTTGTGGAACGTCTGACAGAACACCCCAAAGAATGGGCCGCATACGGAGATAGTTTGAATGGGTTATCCCAGATAGTGGGATTGGAATACGCACAGTTTCAAGTCGCTAAAACTGATAATGACCGTCAGGCGATGAAAGACGAAGCAACAGAGTTAGCCGCTGCCTGTATAAACTTAATAAAACACATGTAATAAATAGGGAACCGACATGGCAATCGAATCATTACCTGCGCTGGGCGTATCTCAAATAAAAGAAGTCGACACTAAGCAAGTCATAATGATAGGTAACGACGAGTGGCGATTGAAACGTGACGCGTCAGACTCTTCATCCAATTTCGCACACGAACGTGTTAATTGGATTGAACAAGGTTGTCACAAGGTATTCAATCAACCTTTCTACGCTTGTTGGATCAAAGGTGTGATATTACCTGCGCCAAATTCGCTGGAAAAATCACTATACGTCATGTATGTCGGTTTCCATTCTAACCAGATTAACATGTCACCGGCATCACTGACCGTTGATGATTTAAAATGTATGCATATTTATGGACGCTCGGAGCCACGCTTCCCGGAAGAGTTTGTGAATAGCTTCCTGGGTGTGGAAATAGTCGAGGAAGTGAAACGCGAACCGATATCAGCACAACCGCCAAAAATGAAGAGTGCGCCGCGTAAGAATGTGGAGGTAGTGAAAGATGCCGAAACAGACAATGAGTGAGCTGTCGGAATCACTGGCTGACCGGGCAGATATTATCATAGCGGAAGGTCATTCCCCACTTGATATCATGAAATCAGCCTTTGCAGACTTCCGGGCGTTGGGTAGCATGTCCGGCGTCATGTCGGTAATGTCCACTGGTAAGTTGACGCAGAATCAAATCGACATATCGAAACGTATTGTCGCTAAAGTGCTGGCGGTGATTAATAAGCAAGAAGCCCCGTAATGGGGCTTAATCATTACTCACGCCTCTGGTGGTGTTGGTACGCCGATCATATTGTTCAAGTCGGTTATCTGTACAGTGGGTAGATTGATAACAGGTTTTTCAATTTCGGACGGTATCAATTCCGCCCAAACGTTCACTCGAACCGTTTCTCTTATTTCTTTACGTTTCTCTTTCTTATTGTGAATGTTATCAAACATGTCAGATAATGGGTTATCAGCGAGAATGACATACCGATTACATCCGTTATTATATGGGAAAATTACTTCATCCTCGAAACCCCAATTGACAGATTTACCTGCGATATTTAATTGGACAATCGAATCCGTATTAATATGGTCGCAATCTTTACGTATCAAAAAGTCTTCGGGGATTACTGATATAAATTTAGCAAACTGTTTTTTCAGTTTGGTCAACTCTTAAATCTTATCACCGGTAGCGAATTTAATTAATTCAGCGCTGAACGCATTTCCCAATGCTTTAATTTCTTCATTTTGTACAACAGTTGCTTTTTCTATAGCTTTATTGACAATCTGGGTGCGAATTGTATTTGTAAGACGTGTCATAATTTGCTTTCTCTCTGTGTTTAAATTAAATGTCTAACATCTCTTTCAGTTTAGCAATTTGAGCCTTTCGAGCAGCAGCATAAGCAGCATAAGCAGCATAAGCATCAGCAGCATCAGCAGCATCAGCAGCATCAGCAGCATAAGCAGCATAAGCAGCAGCAGCAGCATCAGCAGCATAAGCAGCAGCAGCATCAGCATCATAAGCAGCATCAGCAGCATCAGCAGCAGCAGCACAAGCAGCATAAGCAGCATAAGCACCAGCAGCAGCACGTCTGGCAGCGATTAATTCATCTTTCGTAGCTTTACCGTCTAAATACTGTTCGACTACATCAAGCGCCTTCTTACTGTCTTCGGTTTCCACTTGGCGAGCACACCAGAGAGCGAAACGT